CCGGCCCCGAGACCTTCAAGGATGAAAACGGAGAGGTCATCAACCTTGAAATCAAGGTGCTGACGCAGGCCGAAATTCAGAAAATCAACGAGAACTACCGCAAGCGCAGCGTCGCCCTTGACAAGAAAGGGAACCCCTACATTGCACTCGGCGAGGTGGTTTTCAAAACCGAAAAGGACAACGCCCGTGCCTCCCGCCATATCATCGCCGAGGCGCTGGTTTACCCCGACCTCAAGGACAAGAAACTGATGGAGTATTACGGCTGTGTGGATATTACGGAAATGCCGCAGCTCGTGTTCTCCCGTGCTGATGAATACGCTCATGTGAGCCGCATGGTTATGTCTGTGCTCGGGCTGGGCGGGGAAATCAGCAGCGACGACGAAACCATCGAAGCCGCAAAAAACTAATTGCCTGCAAAGGGAGCAACGAATGGTGGGCGCACCTACTTTGGCAGCGGCACAACCTCCGAATGGAGGACTACGACGCGATGCCGAGGGAGCGCCAGCTATTTTATATTGCCTCGGAAGTCTACGAGATAGAGCACCCTTGCAGGCTTGACACAAATCCAATAAAGAGAGGAGGCGGCTGATTTGGCAGCTAACCTTACCGCGATATTTCGGCTGGTAGATGAAATAAGCGCAAAGCTCGACCGGATAAGCAATAGCGGCAGCAGTGTCGCGACGCAGCTCGAAGCCGCAGGAAACGCGGCTGACGGAGCTTTTACCAGCGCGACGACCGGCGGAGCTCAGGCGGCCCGTTCTGTTGACGGCGTGGCTCAATCAGCCAGCAGCGCGTCGTCGGCGATGAATGAGGCCGCCTCCTCTACCGATGAACTTGCGGACGGTCTCGAAAGCATTGACCGCAGCTCTCAGGAAGCGGAGGACGCAATAAACGGAAGCGCTCAGGCGGCGGATGAAATGGGCGATGCGCTCGACGAGGCGAACCGCGCGGCAGATTCCGCCGCCGATAGCGTTGAGGACTTTGGGGACAGGAGCGAACAGGCAGGGAAAAAGGGAAAGCAGGCCGGTAGCGCGTCCTCAGAGGCCATTCAGAAGCTCGAGGAAGTCCTTGTAGCGGCAGGCATAGCCAAGCTGCTCAAGGAGATTTACGACGGCTTTGCGAGCACCGTGAGCGCCGCCATCGAGTTTGAGAGTGCCATTACAGGCGTATATAAAACGGTTGACGGAACCACGGAGCAGCTCGCAGAAATAAGCGATGAGGTGCAGGAGCTTTCCACCACAATCCCGGCTACGACGACGGACATTGCAGCGGTCGCAGAGGCCGCCGGTCAGCTCGGCGTAGCGACCGAGGACGTTATGGACTTTACGGAGGTCATTATAAACCTCGGGGAGGCAACCAACCTAACCGCAGACGAGGCAGCCTCATCGCTTGCAAAATTCGCGAACATCACCGGCATGGCGGCCACGAACTACGAAAACCTCGGCAGCACAATCGTCGCGCTCGGCAATAACTTCGCCACGACCGAGGCAGACATCACGGCCATGGCGACGAGGATGGCATCCGCCGGAACAATGGCGGGCCTAACAGAACCGGAAATACTCGCTATTGCGGCGGCGCTTTCTTCGGTCGGCATTGAGGCCGACGCGGGCGGCTCCTCCATGTCTACCCTACTCACTCAGATGCAGGTAGCGGTGGAGACCGGAAGCGACCAGCTTGAACAATTCGCGGACGTGGCCGGAATGACCGCTGACGAGTTTGCCGACCTATTCGGCACAAAAGCGGTGGACGCGCTCTACGCCTTTATCTCCGGCCTGAACGACACAGAGAGAACCGGCTCAACGGCAACGGTAATGCTCGAGGAAATGGGAATTACCGAAATACGGCTCTCGAATGCCATCAAATCACTGGCAAATGACAGCGGCGGTCTATCCGACGCAATCGACACGGCAAACACAGCTTGGAGCGAAAACACCGCACTCACCGAGGAAGCGGAAAAGCGATACGCTACGCTCGAAAGCAAAATATCCATGATGGACAATGCCACGAACAATTTCGGAATTGCCGTAGGCAACGTTCTCGCTCCCGCCGTTGAAAATGCGGTGGAATTTATCACTGACATCGTAAACGGGATGACGGACTTCGTGAACGAGCACCCGGCGGTCGTTTCTGCGGTTACTGCGGTAGCCGTAGCCATCGGCGTGGTAGCCGTGGCGCTCGCGGGTTATGTCGTGGCGACAAAGGTAGCTGCCGTGGCAACAACGGCGCTTACGGCGGTCATGGCTATCAACCCCATATTCCTTGTTGTGACGGCTGTTGCGGCCCTCACCGCCGGAGTAGTGGCACTGGCGGCCACACTGAGCAGCCAGCAGGACGAATACGACACATGGACAAAGACCACGCAGAAGCAGTATGACGAGCTGCAGACCCTCAATTCTGAGTACGACGAGGCGGTCGAAAAGTACGGGGAAACCTCCGATGAGGCTCTCGCCCTTCGTTACGAAATGGATGAGCTGAACGACAGCTTTGAGGCCAGCAAGCAGACCGTCGAAGAATTTACCGCTGAGATTGATGCTCTTTGCGAAGCAAACGGAGAGCTCATCAGCACATATCAGGACAGCGTCGCGGAAATCAACAGTACGGAGACCGGGACGCTCGCGCTTATCTACAAGCTGAAAGAGCTCGGCTCGCAGACCGATATAACCACCGGCGAGCAGGAGCAAATGAAAGCCATCATTGACAAGCTGAATGAATCGGTTCCAGACCTCGCGCTCAGCTATGACGATGTTACGGAATCCCTCGACGCGACAGTCGCCTCACTGCAAGCTATGGCAAAGCAGCAGGCGGAACAGCAGAAATACGAGGAAAGCTATTCGACATACGTTGACCTCCTTGCGAAGGAGGCTGAGCTGCAAGACGCGGTGGCCGAGGCGGAGGCGAACCTCAACGCAGAGCGCGAAGCTCGCGGGATGTATTGGGATGAAACCTACCAGCAATGGACGAACGGAGCATATACAGAGGACAGCCTTTGGGCGAGCTGGACTACCGACCTCGACGATTACGGCGACGCGCTCGAGCAGGCTCAAGCGGCGTTGGAGGAAAATCAGGCCGCGCAAGAAGAATGCGTCGATACCATGGAGGATTATGTCGGGGCGACCAGCGACGCGGCGGAGGAAACCGTGTCCTATGAGGATGCGGTCACATCTGCAATCAACAGCGTTCAGGATGAAATGGATGAGCTTGTCGCGGCTTACGACGAGGCATACGCGGCAGCTAAGGAGGCCCTTGACGGAACGGTAGGTCTATTCGACACGGTGGAGACCGAGGCGGGCCTTTCCAGTCAGGCAGTCATCGACGCTTGGCAAAGCCAGATTGATTTCTTTAACGAGTATAGCGACAACCTCGAGGCGCTCGAAAACCTCGGTGTAGACCCCGAACTCCTGCAAGAGCTCAGCGACGGCAGTGCGGAAAGCATTGCACAGGTGCAGGCCCTCGCGGACGAGCTCGGGAGCCTTGACCCATCCGCTGCACAGTCAACGGTAGATACCATCAACTCCAAGTTTGGAGAGCTGACAACGGCAAAAGAGACCGCAGCCGCAACAATGGCAGAGATTCAGACCGATTTCTCTACCAAGCTCGATGAAATTGAGCAGAAGCTCGCGGACACCATTGACGGCATGAACATGGAGACAGACGCAGCGGCAGCAGCCAAGAAAACCATGTCAGCGTACACGCAGGCCATCAAGGACAATACCTCCGGGGCTGTTACGGCAGCTCAGGCGGCGGCGGACGCGGTCGCGGCAGCGCTCAAGTCCGGCTACACATCATCCAGCAGTTCGTCGAGCTCGAGTTCTTCATCTTCGCAGACAGGGTACGCAAGCGGCACGGACAGCGCCGAGCGCGGGTATGCCCTTGTTGGTGAGGAAGGGCCTGAAATCGTTTGGTTCAACGGCGGCGAGACCGTAGTGCCAGCCGACGAAACCGAGCGGATTATGACCTCAGTCACCGAAAATAACTACTACACCACCAAGGCGACATCCGTGGAAAACCTGCGCC